GAAACCATGTTGACCAACCGCCTCAAAAAGTGGTGGGAGACAACGGGACAGCAGGGGAAAACGCGCTTAAGCGCAAAATCCATGGAGGTGTACGGCATAACGGTCGAGAAACCCTATTGGGATGCCGGGAATCTCAGACCGGATATTGTCATGCAAGATCCATTTGGGTTTTTCCCGGCACCGGGCAACTTCGATGATTTAGCCATTGAGGCCCCTTTCGTGTGCTTCGCCTACCTGGACACCGTTGATAATGTAGAGGCCAACTTCGATGTCAAGGACGTGGCGGAAGATGAGGCGTATGAGCTCCTGGGAGTTGAGAGGGAGAAATACAAAGCCGACAATTACAAATCCCGGCAACGAACCGGCAATTACGATGACCCCATGTACCGTTCCAAGCGTAACGATAAGGCACCCTCAGACGCTACCATCAAGAGATGCCTGGTTTTAGAGGTGTGGGTTCGGGATACCCGTGAAAAGCGCGTCAAAGACACCGCCGCCGTCATGGATCAGCAGGGCTTCCCTGAGTTCGATGACAAGGGATATCCTCTCTACAACGAGATCACGCACAAAGAATACGTTTACCCGGATACGGTGCGCAAGATCACTGTCACCAAGCGCAAACAGGGTGCTAAATCTGAGGCCCGAAGTGATTACATGGTCCTGGACGATAGCAGCAACCCCAATATCAACCCGCGCATTGACCCGAAGCTGACCCGGACTACCTACCCCTGGAGCCGGTTCCCGGTGTATCACGCCAATAGTTACCGGGACCTCGTATCTATCTGGGGATTCGCGGCTGCGGAGCAGGTAGGGGATCTGATTGTTAAAATCAATCGGATATTCACTAAGCTGATCAGTTATGTGGTCAATGTCATGGCTCCCCCCTTGATCGTTCAACAGCACTGCGGTATCAGCAGACAGATGATCGAGTCGGAACTGACCAAAGGGGGGCGTCTGGTCCTTATGCCGACCACGCCAAATGCTCGTATTGAGTTCATGCAGATCCCGAATTTACCCCAGACATTCTTCCAGATGCTTGAGATGGTTATCAATCTATTTGACCGGGTGTACCAGATTGAGGACGCAGACCGCGGGCAAGCGCCCAAAGGGGTGATTGCAGCATCCGCTATTGTGGCCTTACAAGAGCGCAATCAGGTTCTCATGCAGTCTAAGACATCCTCTATTGACAGCCTGGCGGAGCAGCGGAGCAAGTGGGCGATCGGCCTGTGGCAGAACTGGGGCACGAAAGAGGAGTTAATTGAACTGGCGGAAGAGCCCGCGTTGTTTGTGGGTACGGATTTCATAGGCCGGAATTTCAGTTATGTGGTGGAAGCGGGGTCCAGTACCCCCAGGACCAGCCTTCAGGTGCAGGAGATGGCACAAGCCTTGTTCCAGATGGCGGCCATTGACAGGCGGGCACTCTTGGAAGCAGTCAACTATCCCAAGTGGCAAGAGATTGTTGAAAGGATGGGAGAGACTGAGCTTGATGCGGCGCTTCAGGTGCTTATCGATTCGGGGCTCCCAGAGGAAATGGCGGTGAGCCTGAAGCAAGAACTGATGCTACCACAAGGCGGACCCGGCGATACCGGACAGGGTGCGGTGAGGAAGGTTTCACCGGCAGGACCTAAATCAGGGCAGGGGAGTATGCCCCCTGCGGAAGTGAGGGCGGCATGAAAAAAGCAACCTTCGATTTCAAGATGGGGCGTGCGGAGGGTGAGATCGTGAGGGTCAATGATAAGACCATTCGTGTGCAGTTCGACGTCAAGGGCCAAACGATAGTGATACCGCGCCATATTGAAAAGCATCGTGTTGAGTTTCTGGAGGAAGGGTAATGCTTTACGATTTTGAATGCACCTCGTGTGGGGCGCAGGAAGAGCGCGTTTATAAGGTCGATGAATGCCCCGGATCAATTCAATGCTCAAAATGCCATGAGATAATGGTCAAGGTTATAATCCCGGGTCACGGCGGCATTAAAACGGATGGGGATGTCCCCTGGCTGGCTTCAGCAGTGCAAAGCCTTCAACCGGACCATGAGCGGCCTATCGAGACACGGGGGGAATACAATCGCTACCTTAAAGAAAATAACATCATTGCCGCGGGATAAAACAGCGGCATTGTTTGACGTCCTTCAAGAGCGGTTCAATGAATGGGTGGTTAACCGTAAGCCAACAGGGGAGTTTGAGATCATCATTCCTGTCAATCAAGGCGGGATAAGCGGTAAACCCAAGATCAGGAGATCAGAGAACGTAAACTGACAATTTAACCCGGTTTCTTTTTAGCCCTGGCATAGCCCAGGCTTCTTTAAAGCCCGAATAACATGGATACACGCTTCACAGCGCCATGGGATTCGGGCTTTTTTATTTTCAACCCTTTGATTTCAGGAGAACCGATGCGGTGGGCCTTAACAGGACAACCCCCAACACGGCCTGAGAGGAGTAACACCATGGCACAGCAACCAAGTAACGAAGCGGCAAAGGCGGATGTACCCAGGGATGCGGATAAGGGCGAGGACACCCCTAAAGAACCGTATCTAGGGAACTGGAAAACCAGAGAGCAGGCGCAGGAAGGGTTAGACAACATGCAAAAGCTGCTCGACAGCCAGGGGAATGAACTCGGGACTTTACGCAAACAGACCGAGTTAATGCAGAGTCGAATGGACATGCAGCAGCCCCAGGCTTCGCCCGAAGCCAAACCTGAACAGCCCAAAGGACCTGATTTTGCCAAAGAGATGGCAAGCATCGAAAAGACCATGAGCGAACTAGACCAGGATGAGCCCAATTATCAAAAAGAAATGGGGCAACTCATCGCCAAGTCAAACGCTCTGGCGGCGCAAGCGGCAACACAGCAAGCGCTGGATGCTGCACAGGCCCATTTTGCGGAAACGCTCAATCAGCGGGATGTTCAGGACATGCAGCGGAAGTTCAAAGAGCAAAACCCTGATTTTGAATCCCCTGATATGCAGATGGCAATCGATCAGTTCATACAGAACGACCCTACGGGGATGCACGACCAGATGAGTGCATATTTCGCCATCAAAGAACAGGGGGCGGGCCAGGGTTTAACGGAAGCGCAAAAACGAATTGCGGAACTGGAAGAGAGGTTGAACATTGCCGGGGGTCAAAATGACGTTGGCAAGGTGGTGACTAAATCCCAGGCTCCGCGCCAACCTACGAAAACAACCAAAGCAACGGGAGCTGACCTGGACAGGGGCATGATGGAGGCTCTTGAAAAGGTTTCTTAATGTCTGTTGCATAGGAGGACGTTATGAGTCTTATCAATCAGCTTAATGCGACAACCGAATACTACTGGCTGCAAACTGAGCCGGAAGACATTTTAAACAAGGCGTCTGCCCTCTTGTGGAAGCTCATGGGCAAGGCAATCAAGTTGGGGAATTGGGAAATTCAGCCCTCCGAGATCGTGGACGGTGGCCTGATGATCAAAGTCCCCCTTGAGTATAACATTTCAAACAGTGGCGCTTACGGCAAAGACACCGTGATCAACCAGAGTAAGCAGGACCTCGTGGAGGCTGCCCGGTTCAGATGGGCCGGTGCTTACGGGTCTAATACGCTCAACCTGGATGATCTGACCCAGAACAGCGGCGGCGAAGCCATTATTCGTCTTACAAAGCTTTATATGAGCAATATCAAGAAGGCCCTGCGTCTCAAGATGGCCGCAGATGTGATCGCGGCTGCGGCAGACAGTGACAGCATCAACGGCCTGGGGGACCTGTTCAACACCACCACGTCAACCGAGTACGGGTCCATCGATGAGGATGAGATGGCAACCTGGAAAGCCAATGTCATCACCACGTCAGAGGCGATTTCCTTTGAGGTTATGCAGAAGATTTTCAGGGCCCCCGGCTTCGGTGGTTACGCCGGTACACGGCCCAACTTCTGCTGCACCACGGAGCTGTTGTGAAGGGAATATGGTTGAAGCCGGATGGGATAACATCCTTCACAAGGGGTCTCCCATTGTGGCTGATCCTTATTACACGGCGGGGACCCTGGACGCGCTGAACCTTAACTTCTTAAGTTTGCGCTCCCACAAAGACTACAACTTTACCACGCCGGAATGGGTGGCGAAACGCGAGGGAGGCCAGCCTGACACGATTACAGCCAATTCAAGATGGCGCGGGAACCTCTTTTGCACGAATCGTCAAATGAATGTTCGCCATACGAACTTATCCGAGCCTGCTTAAAGCATAATGTAACCAAGCGGGGATAGGGTAGCGCCCGAACACTTCAGCAGTCTACTGAGGTTTCCCCGCTCAACTAAAAGACAATACGGAGACGGTATTATGAGAGAGATTAAATTGACACAAGGCAAGGTGGCTTTAGTCGATGATAATGATTTTGAATGGCTTAACGAGCGCAAATGGTGTGCCCATCATACAAGCTGTGGTCTTTTCTATGCAACAAGGACTGAAAGAGATTCAAACGGTAAACAACGTACAGTACGGATGCACCGTGAAATTTTAAATGCTCCTTTTGCATTACAGTGTGACCATAGAGATGGGGATACCTTAAATAACCAAAAGGATAATTTACGTGTTTGCAATAGCCAACAAAACCACTGGAATCGCAGGATTACTGCCACTGGTACATCTCGCTTTAAAGGTGTCTCGTGGTTTGCAAGAGATAAAAAGTGGGTTGCTTTTATTAAGGAAAATAAGAAGTCAAAAAATCTTGGTCTTTTTGGCACCGAGATAGAAGCCGCCCAAGCCTACAACCAAAAAGCTACCGAGTTGTTCGGTGATTTTGCAAGAATAAATGAAATATAATTTTCTAACTAAGGAGGTTGAAATATGGGAACAAAACACGCATACGAGGACACCGTAAACGTGAACAACTCCCGTGCCTATCAGAAATGTCGCAATGTCTTTTTGAATAAACTGGAAAGCCAGAATTTGGCTATCGCTGATTTCACTGACAACGCGGATGCAACCGGGTACATCGACATCGATGTAGACCTACCGGCTAACGCGATTGTTGTTGGATGGAAAGCGGTAGTTACAGAAGGGTTTGCCGGAGACACTACGGCAGTTATGCAGGTGGGGGTCGCGGGGGACCTTGATAAATATTCAGAGGTCACTACGGCGTCCTGCCTTGCGGCTGCAACGGTGGGGGGCCTGGGGAACATCGATACTGTTATGGCAACCACGGCGCAGACGGTTCGTGTAACTGTAACAGGCGGTGCGGATTTTACGTCAATCGTAACCAATGCAACCGGAGCCAT